TAGTTGACTAATAATTTTCTGTTCGGACGCGATCTCAGCTTGGAGACGAGCACGTTCTTTTTGTTGGCTTCTTCGAATCGCAACTGCTTTATCGGCACCTTTTTCATCTGTGCTTCGGCCCATGACTTGGTCCACAGCCTCGTCCATCTGTTTAAGCGCCTTACGGTTCGCATCTATATTATCCTTTGCGGTTTTAATTTTTTCGTCATAGACAGCAATTTTACTTTGCACATCGCCCGATACTAGACTTTGGTCTGAGTGCGCTTTTGATAGAAATCCAAAGATACCCATACTGGTGATTATCATTAGTACAATCACGGCAATAGACATATACCATTTCATTAGTCTAGGAACTCTAGTCCAGTTAGCTTTGAGCCAACTTGCGGCTACTAACTTGGATATCTCTAAACTAGTTCCCATAACGACGATAGGCCAAAACGCAGCCGAGAAGATTGCGGTAAGGCCTATAACGCTATAATAAATGGCAACACCACTAAGTGTTAAACCGGCAAGTGCTAATAGAATTGTAAATGTCATAACATATATTTATGGGTATAAAAATACCTATTCTCTGGCTAGATAAAAAGTCCAAAATCTACTATCCATTGTTTTACAAGCATACTCTGAATAGTCTCTTATTGTATTGTCTTTTTCTACTTGTGTAAACAACAATCGACATACACCGCCTTGTACCGGTCTAGTACGAATTACTCTTACTCGTCCGGCTGTGTTGTTACTAGGATTAGACCATTCAATAACTGATCCAGTATCCAAGTTTGCGGCCGCATGGATAACTGTCTTAGTATGTGTTAATTTATCTCGACTGTCCAAACTACCTGTTGATTGTTTATAGATATTACTAACAATGGCAACAAGATTGTTTGGATCAGTGTAATCTGTTCTAACACCGGCTGTAGCACTTAAAGGTTCGTTAGTAGATCCTGCACTAACAGAACTAGCGCATAGTAAAAGAGTCAACGACAGAATATGTACCGTTAAGTTTTTTGCAAACATACATCTTTTCCTTTACAAGTCGTCCGCCTATGTTCATAGGAACAAAAGTTTCGTAGCAGTCTTTGGCTAAACCCGCACGAGCCGGAGCATATTGATCAACTGGATCGTCCGAACACTTAACCACTGTTTCACTATTGACATTCTCGTTGTTTCGAGTTTGAATAGTTTGTTTAGTATGACAGTATTGATTAGATACTAGTCTACTTTGAGTAGGAGTGCTAGAACAACCTACTAGGGACAGTAGGAGAAATGCTAACAAAATGAATGTCCACATTATCTCCTTAACTCTGTAGGCAGTCATTACTGACCCTTAGCTTCAGCAATCAGCTGATCAAAGTCATTCTTTTGAATCTTCAAACGCACAAAGGTGTAGTGTTTCCCACCCATAGTAAACTGACCCATTTCACGTTGTAAGTGTCTGCGAATGGCAGTATCTGAAACTTTGTAACTGATAACAGTTTTGGTTGTCTTCTTGTCGTTGACAATGGCAATTTCAGTTTCGGAATTTACTTTACCGTTAATACGTTTGGCAAAGTTATTCATAGCAATAGCGTACATCTGTTCTTCAGCGGCTTGTAGATGAGCCGACTCGCCTGCACCGCAAGCATACGCATATTCTTTTTCCCACCAGAACCAACCTTCGGTTCCACTTTGAGCACACGCTGTATACCAACCAGGTTGTGCAAATGTTTTACGATTTTCGATTTCTTTCATCGAACCGCAAGCAGTCAATCCAAAAACGGATACTGCCAAAAGTGCCTTAGTAATTGTGCCTTGCATAGTGTGCCTTTCTGTGTGTGTTAAGTATAGCATTTTTTCGCTATGTATAAATTATAACACCTCCCGAAGGAGGTGTCAAGTGCTTTTGGCTTTGAAATTTACTTGATAAAGATTAGTGCCATTAAACTGGCTTGAATGGCAAAGCCCAAACCAATTGTAATAATGTTCAACATGTCTTTATTAAGAATGGCTTTTACGAAAAGGAGTACCAATCCTGTCCAAACCATTAAAATGATGTCTACTCCGGGTAACTTGTCAGTTAAGCCCTTCATGACTGCAATCCAAGTCGGGATAGTTGCACAATGTAAAACTATCACAGCTATCCATCCAATTGCCTCTGCCGAAATATGGCTAAACTGTTCAACAAAGAATGTTTTGAGTTTACCAATAAATGCGTCAAACTGTTCCATTAGATTGCTTCCTTTTCTCTATAGAAAATATGATTACCAATTTGTCCAATTTTAGGTAGTTTCCAATTTGGATTTACGTAGTTCGCATGATAGTACATTGCGCTCTTCATAATGTCAAGTCGAAAACCTTCCAAAAGTACCTTTTTAGCGACTTCATAACTTTCGCGATACGCTGGACCATTCAACGGTCTGTTTCTAGCGGCGGTATCACAATACCAGCTAAATTGACAAACCACTCTTTCCATAATAACGTTCTTTTGAAATACTACCTGACAAACGTCACTTGGAAATTTTCCACTGTCTACACGGTTCATAGTTACCTGTGCTACAGCCACCTTACCCTCGAATGGCTCGTGACCAGCTTCGTGGTATATATTTCGAGCTAAACAGTCTAGTTGACGTTCGCGCTCTTTAATTGTTATGACATCGTTAGTTGCGAATAACGCAGTTTGATCTAACTTTGCCAATTTAGTAGTAGTAACGGCTTGTACAAAAAATGCTGTTACAATAAAGCCTAATACTAGCATTACTATTCGTATGGATTTTTCCATAAGTTTCTCCTTTTAGTTGATGCGCCAAAAGCAATAGCACATAGGAAGTTAAAAAACTATAAAACTTCCTGCTCCCAAAGATATACTCTCATAACACATTTCTTTGGGCGGGTTAAGTAGTTAGCTCAGAATCCCACTGAGTTATCTACGCATTTTGCTGATATCAACGGCTTCCTCGTCTGAGAAAACCGGTACAGCATTACTCTTATGCATGGTAGCAATACCTTTGACCTTAGTACCAGTATAAACTTTTGGTGCTTTCAGTGTGGCATTACCGCCTGTGTCTACACTTTTAAGATGGGCAGTAGTATTACGTCCTTCCGGAATCTTTAAACTATAATGTCCACTTAAACTCGGTGCGCTCATGGCCCGAGCACGTTTCTTTTCTTCTGCTTCAATGCCCCATTTCTTCTGGAGCTCTTTCCAACTTTCGTCTAACTCTCTGGCTTTCTTTGCGTGTTCCGCAGAAGCGAATTTCTTTTTACCTTTTTTCTTGCCGGTAGTACTAAGCCACGGGCCTTCCAAATGCATACTCAAAATATTCTCCAAAAGTTCAACATACAAGCTATATTGTATAGCCTGCATGTTGTTTTGTCAATTATTTTGGCTTAGACTCTAAATGACTCGCCGCAACCGCACTTGTCGCGTTCATTTGGATTGTTAAATTCAAATCCTTCATTGAGTCCATTGCGGACCCAGTCTACTTCCAATCCAGCAATATAGGCAAGACTTTTTGGATCAACGAACAACTGACATCCGTTGCACTCAAAACATTGGTCTTCCGGCTGTGGGTTATCTACGTACTCCAAAACATACGCAAGACCACTACAACCTGTAGTTTTAACACCCACTCGAAGACCAAGTCCCTTGCCTCTGCGTTCTAATTGACGCTTAACTTTGACAGCCGCCTGTTCAGTTAGCGTGATCATGATGCTTAGATTTGTAATCTGCTACTGCGGCTTTGATGGCGTCTTCGGCGAGGATTGAGCAATGGATTTTAACAGGTGGAAGAGCCAACTCCTCGGCGATGTCGCTGTTTTTAAGAGCTGACGCCTCGTCAATATGCATTCCTTTGACCCATTCTGTGACAAGTGAGCTTGAGGCGATCGCTGAACCGCATCCATATGTTTTGAAACGAGCGTCTCTAATAATTCCATCCTCATCTACCTTTATTTGTAGTTTCATCACGTCACCGCAGGCCGGTGCACCTACCATACCAGTGCCAACGCCGTCTTCGTCTTTACCAAAGCTACCCACATTGCGTGGGTTCTCATAATGATCAACAACTTTGTCACTATATGCCATTATTTTTTCCTTGCGGCTCTTTTAGCCATTGCCTTGACGGTCTTTGGCTTAGGTGGTTTCTTACCTTTTAAAATCTGACTAACTCTACGTGGACTAGGCATGATTATTTCCTCTTCTTAAGAACTCTACGGGCAGTTGCCTTAATAGAACGTGGGTGTGTTGCTTTCCATTTAGCCATATCATTTTTCTCCTTATACTGAAAAACTACTTCCGCAACCGCATTTTGTTTCTGCGTTGGGATTGTCGATGCTAAAGTTTGAACCCATTAGATCTTCGACAAAATCAAGGGTTGCACCTTGAAGATACTGTGCGCTCATAGAATCTACAAGTACTTTGCCAAATTCGAAGTCATCTTCGTTTTTAGATTGTTCAAAGTCAAACGCATACTGAAATCCAGAGCATCCACCACCTTGGATAGCAATGCGTAAAAATGGCTCGTTGTTTTCAACTAGCACTTTATCGATTTCTACTACTGCATTTTCTGTAATTGTAATCATAGTAAATCCCCTATACTTTATTTATCGCTAATTATGAGGTTGTAAATTTCTTTCCAGTTTTTAGCGATATCATAATTGCATTGATGATGCATATTATGTCCGTGTTCTACTAGAATGCTTTTTAAGCCCAATCCGTGCCCTACGTCGGCGTTTTCGGGCTTGTCCTCAATCCACCAAAGTCCACTGCCCTCGTAGGGTGCTAGGGCACCATCTTTATCTGCACCAGTATCTAAGCAGATAACGCTTTCAATAGCATTTCCAAAGAGTTTGCGTAAGTTCATTTCACGTAACTTTTGGGCATTTTTATCTAAGCTGAGACTGGTAATAACACGGAAATTATATCCATGTTCTTCGTGTAGTCGCTTAACATAATAAGCAGAATCACGAAGTGCTGGCAGAAATCCAATTGCCGCACTTTCGTTAAAGATTTTGATTTGCTTTTTGGCGTCGGGCTGTGTAAGCTCGTTAAAGTGATGATGTAGATAATAACTGTTCTTGTTATCTTCTGTTAGGGTATAACCACGTTCGAGCATCCAAACTCGAAATGCCCATTCCCAATCTAGAAGTACACCATCTGCGTCTGTGAGTATAAGTTTATTGTTCATACTCGCATTGTACATTCTTTTTTGAGTTCTGTCAATCTCCAGCCCATACATTTGGACTACCTTCCGCTATACCTTCACCACTACTGGTTCTATCAGCGTGTCTAGCAATCTGCTTGTTGTTTACAAATACCCGAGTAGAACCAGCTACAACTTTTGCTCCGTTAGCTGTAGTTGAATCTAAATGAGCGGCTGGTCTATTGTTAACAAAAACATCGGTAGACCCGGCAACTAATTTAGCGCCTCCAGCTGTATCCTCATTGACTCTTGCTACTTCTGCTGTACCCATTATGTACTCAGTGTCTCAGGGTTACCAGCTTTAGTAGAGTTAAGAGTTCTACGTGCCTTATTGGTGACTTTCTTGGCTTCTTGTATTCCAAACAATGACTTGACCTTTGCTTTAAGATCGCCCCACGCTTTTGTAATAAATGTACCAATTGCTGATGATAGATACCAAGCTTCAGCTGTAGTATAAGCGGCAGTGATAGCTTCGCTGATCTTTGTAAAGACCGCGTTGGTTGCTGCCTGTTCTGCTTTAAGGACAGTAATATCTTGAACGTTTGCTTGTATCTTAGCTAAAATAGACTGCGGAGTCACAACTGTAGGTGGTTTGCCAACTTCAGCAAGGGCCGCATTTGTAGTTTGTTGCTGGAATTGATTATTTTTAACTTGATCAAGGTATGCCATTTGTGCAGTAGTAGTTTGCTCTGCGGCAAGGTGTACCATTGTGGCCATACCCTTAGTTTGATCTTCCATCCTTTTTTCGATGTTTGTTTGCTGAATACTCATCTCTGCCATTCGGTCGTTGAGTTCTTCAAGCATTTCTTGCATCATCTGTAGAGCATCTTGTTGTGCAGACCAAATAGCTACTGGAGTACCAGGGGTAGCAATACCCGCTGGCGTTAGATTTGCAGTAAGTAACGTATTCTGAGCAGTAATTGCCGCTGTTAGTGCTTCGATAGCCGCGACCTCAACTGTGTCGTTAATTACAACACTTCCACCTGTACTAAACGTTGCGGTTACTAATGGCATATCTCAACTCCTAAAACAATATTTATGCTAACTTTATGCCCGATGTTTGCTCTAAGAACTGTTTGGCAAATGCTTGATCAGTAACTTCAGCAACAGTTACAGTACCTTTTGATAGTTTGATTTCTTTCTCGGGATTTACTGTAAACAAATATGGCATTAGTCCTGGACCACTCGGTCCCATACCGATTACCATTGGTCGGCTCAATCTATAGTGCATTGGGCCGTCATCTACTAGTTTTGCTACTAGTTCTTCTCCGCTGGTAAGTTTAAATGTAATAACTTCGCCAGGCACGATACCTTTATCAATAATCATATTATCCCTTTAGTGTGTTAAAAAATTCTTCGTCTTTACTTGCAAGGCCTTGATACCCACCTGGTAACAATACACCGTCTTTAAAAATCTGTGGTACTGAACGTAAACCCTGATCCATTAAGAACTCGCGAGCACTAGGCTCATCTTCCATCTTAATAACTGTGAACGGAATGTCCTTGCTTTCTAATAATGCCTTTGCTCTATCGCAGAATGGGCAGTTGTTTTTTGAATATACTGTAATCATCTTTCTCTCTTATAGTGCTGGTAATGCATCGTAGTCTAGTGTTTCACTCATTACGCCCAATACGTAATTAGTAGATTCATTTTCCTGCAATGCTGTTTGTTTTTTGCTAGTGTCAACGTGTTTGTTGAACCAAGGAATCGGAGTAGACTTAGGAGCACTGGCTTGATACTTGATACCAATATCCTTTAATGCACCAACTGCTGTATAGTCTACAAAATCACGTAGGATGTTGGCGTTAAGTCCAATAACCGGACCTTTCTTGAATAGATAGTTAGCCCAATCTTTTTCTTCGCGGATAACATCCATATACATAGCATAGACTTCTGCTTCGCATTCAATCCTTGCCTGGGCAAATCTACTATCTTCTTTGACTACTTGATTGATCAAGTAAGCAGTCCAACCTTTGTGTAGTAGTTCGTCTTGCAGAATCAAGCTGATGATGTTGCCGTTGCCAATAAAGATCTTGTTCTCAACCATTGCAAGGCTTGTAGCAAACGAAACCATGAAGCGGAATGCTTCTAGGGCATAGCTGGCGTTAAGTGCTAACCAAATTGCTTTAATATGCTCATGTTCTGTAACTGCTTCGCCAACTTCTTTACGGCAGTTGATACGATGTAGTGTGTCATAGTAAAGACCTACACTAGACGCCATGCTGATAATTTCTTGTGTATCGTGGATAGTATTGAATACGTCCTTAGGCACATTGTAGATGTTACGAATGATGTGACTGTAGCTCTTGCTGTGAATGTTAGTTTCAAAGAAGCCCCAGTTGTACATTAAGGCTTCTACTTCGGGCAAGCTACACACAGGTGTGAACACTTGTGTTGGACCACGACCTTGTAGACTATCTAATGCTGTTTGACGTAATAGATTGCTAGTGAAGATATGCTTAACGGCATCACTGGCTTCTTTAAAGTCGTTGGCATCTTTAGTAAGACTGATCTCTTCTGGTTGCCAAAAGAAGCCACGGGCAGTACTATCGAAGTCTGCAATTTTTTTATACTTAACTTCTTCAAATCGTTGTATAGTGACAGGACCCGCTGGATCTAAAAACATCTTGCGATTAAGATAGTCTGTCTTTGTGTTTAAGTTATATTGTTCTTTTGACATTAATATTTTCCTGAAGCAAGTACAATCTTGCAAATATGTTCTAATCTCTCTATGTGCTCATAGGCACGCCACGGACT